AGCTATCTTCATCTAACTCAATTTCTTTTTCAGGATTATAGAGGGTCGAATTTCGTAAGAGTTTGATAACATCTGTAATTCCTTTTTCATCAGTATTTGTCCATTCTTCTTCGGGTAAAGTAAATATTTCAAATTCAGAAAAATCTAAATCTCCAAATATTAAACGGGTCTGCTCTATACTTAAAGTCTTATAAAGAATCATAAACAGCTGATAATCATTTAAAAAAGTCCAATCAATATTCATATCCTTCCAAAGAAACAATCTATAGCTAGTAGGATTAGCAGTAAATACATTAAGCATTGACCAAAAACTGGATTCTCCATATTGTTTGTCATATTCTAAAATATCCCCAATAGTAGGCTGATGAATAGTAATGAAATCATTTACTTTAAAATCATCTCCGTAGAATAATTGTAATTGAGTAATATTAGAATTGGCTGAAGTCATCATATTTATTATTAGTGCCCATATGCCCATTAACAACATTAGGCGCTTTCATAAAGAATCTCATTCTACGGATATAATATTGCGCATCAATAATCATAGGTTTATCTTCATAGCATTTTAATTGTCTTCCTAGTGCATTAGTCCAACATAACAAGTCACGAACGATATAACTAAGCAAATCAGTACGTGCTATTCCATACTCAGTATCCATATCATCTTCATGAACAACACAATATACTTCGATAAGTTCATTCTTTACCGCTTTACCACCACGATCATATCTGTCCGTTTGATCCCAAATATCAAACATAATAAAATTCAACACTTCCTTTTGCACCCCATTTAATTTAATCCAAGGCACAATTTGGTCATGTTGAATTGCTCGATTATAATCTAATATTTCCTGACGTTTCTTTAATTCTTCTTCTGTGGGATTATTAGCATCCCTATATTTATTTAAAGGCTTAGGCTGTTTTGTACCTAAAACTTCTTTGAGATCTGGATCTTCATTAAATATTTTTAGTAACTGATCTTTTTTGTAAATAATATCATTACTATGACGATTATCCAAATCTCGATTTATATTGGCTATATCTCTTTTCATCCTATTACCTCCACATCTATTGTAGAACGACTTTCACCAGTAATATCAGTAACCGTAAGAGTAAAAGTATGACCAATTAATGTTGATGCTTTTTTAGGGTGAATAGATATAATATTATTATCTATAACATCCATAATCATTAAACCATCCAAATGTTTAATTTCAGCGTCTGTTAATCCATCAATATCTTTTAAGTTTAACCTCCACTCTGATTTTCTGTCATATTCTACAACTTGTGATCCACCAACAGTTCCTCTGTAGTATTCCACAACAAAATAATATGTACCATTTATTTGTAATTTGTTATAATCACTATCTCTTACTTCCTGATCGACATAATCAATTTCCAATTCGCCGTTTTCATTAACATGTGCTGTATAAATATAACTGGTTAATGTTTCATTTTGAGGTTCAGCTTCAGGAATAACGATTTTAGTTTCACCAGTATCATCATAATAATCACATATTAAAAGTTCACGATTATCACGTTTTTCATTCCACTCATCCTGTTTAAGTGTTAAATTAATAACTCCCATTGGATTAAGATCAACTACTTTTGTGATTTCATAAACTTTAGGATTAATTGCATTATGTGACATAACAAAACGTTGTTCATGAGCCATATATCGTGTATCACAAAGATTATATTTTCGAAGACCAGAATCTCCATATAAATAATGAGTATCGGGCACCCATCCGTTTGTGATGTTATCTAATTGTGTACTTATATCATTTGTCCACACACCCTATTATATTACTTAATAATATCGCTACTATTATTAAGGTTGTTTATTAGACAAGTAATTATTTAATTCTAAATATCGTTGATACTTTCTTTCCAAATACATATCTGCATCTTTATATAACCAATCACACAATGTTTTACAATTTTTATTACCATATATTTCTAGTACTCTAGTTACACCATTGTGACACGATGCATCAAAAATTCGACATTGAATATTAGGCAATTTGTTCAACAAAATTCTTTGTAAACTATTACAAAAATCTTCTGTCGATGTAAAACTTATTGTTGAATATAGACTCCCTGTTTTACGTACAGAATTAACAATACATCCATCTCCGTCAAAATAACCTCGAATAAAATGTGGATATAATTCTTCAGATAAGTGTTTTGGAAATTGTAATATTAAACTTTTACCTTGTTTCATACCTTGCTTTTCTAAAGCCTTACATATATGTATACCATAAACTTCTAATTGATACATATTTTTACAAGGATGACCATTAGGTCTAATTTGTCCATTAAAATCTAAATATTTTAATGGTTTTTCGCTTTCTAATTCTTGACGCATTTTCTCCAATATATACCCATCTTCTTCTTGCAAAGCTATACGAACAGAGTGTCTTATTAAACAATTATAACCATCAGCATATAGGAAGCCTAAAATATAAGCTTTGTTAGGTTCGTCAATTATATCGAAATAATGTTCATTTAATTTCCATTTACGAGAGACCTCAGATACATCTCTCCATCTCACGCCATTTTCCAATAAAAGTCTCTTTACTGTTGTATGACTAGAACCCACAATTTCTGCAATTTTATGATAATTATATCCTTGGTTATATAAATCTATTACCTGTTTCTTGTATTTTTCTGTTTTATGTTTGGGTGGAATTATAACCCCATCCTTTTTAAGAAATTGTATTAATGATCCCTTTGGGATATTAAACTCTTCTCCAATTTCTTTAATAACTCGCCCAGAAAGTCTTTGATTAATTATAGTATCTTTATTTAAATTATATTTTTCTCTACTTGTCATTATTCAATTCCTCCTAAAAATTGACATATTAAAAAAGCCATAATCTTTCTTATTAGGAGTCGAAAGAAACGGGAGCTACCCGCTGTCTGGCTTTTCTAATTTTTATATAAACAACTTTCCTTTGTTTTCGCAAAGGTATAGACTATATCATTCATCATATGGATTTAATTTAATCCACTTAGAAGTCCTTCACTTCGGGGGACTTCCCCCTACTCGCATCTCAGCGATAGTCGTTGAGGGCAATTCTATTCGAATTTTCCCTGCTGATTACCCAATCCTTAATTTTTTAAACTATACCGTTTAGACTTATTTCATTCTTCCGTTTTAGTATTAAGGCTCTAAGGGCGTCCCAGCATATACGAAGGAATACACTGTAATGTTTCCAAATACAGCGAGCCGTGAGATGCTAATCTCTCAACTTGTATATGAATTAGCTGACCTACTACAGCCTATCACATGCATTAATTCCCATTGTCCATGAATCTTACACATCCACTTAAAATCCCAGTTACATTTTAAAATATTATATCTGACAAACTGTGTTTCATCGTTTTTATTAACTATCATCCACAATTTATTTAAATTAAACCCCTCATCCTTAAAAGGATCAATTGGCTCAAATTCTTTAAAACCAATGTCATCATCAGTATCATCAGGTATAAATACATATACTCCAATTGGATAATGTACTTTAGGTCTAAATTGTAAATAATAATCCACAGCGTCTTTTAAAATAGATACAGTAGCATGTTTAGAATATTTGGCGTCTTCATAATGCCAACCATTTTCAGGATCAAGTATATATACTCGTTTATATCCTGTATCACCAGTAAAAGTAGCATTCATTATCATATCTGACTGATTACGTCTAGCTTGTGATAAGTTTTTACCTCTACTGATCAACATTGATTTATACATATCTTGTGTAATCAAACCACATCTCCCTTATCAATCTTGTCAACAAGGTTATGTGCGTCTAATACAAACTTTCTATATGCTTGATAATCAAACTGTTCATTACAAGATTCTTTATAAGCAGCTTGAAGTTTACAACAAATTTCAATAATTGGTGTAGGATAAAAGAGCAATTCATTTAACCCGTCTATCTCTTTCATAAGATTTATAAAATATTTTTTAAAATCTACATTCTTATAATTTTGTGCTGTCTTAGGATCCTTATAGAGTAATAGCCAAAATAGTTTTTTATGGAGTTTATCTTTAAAATCAGTAATTTGTTCTTTACTGAATTTTCCGTAGAGATAGTTCATTATGATTCACCACTCCTTAATTTAGATGAAGATGAAGAACCATCAATATATGAATTGTTAGTAAGTCCTCTATCTCTAATAATTTTTCTTTGTAAATAAATTGCTTTGTCTAAAATTTCATTGTTTGCAGCTGTATGATTAGCTTGTGCATAGAATTTTTCTGCACTCGTACCATACATCTGTGTAAGATTAACAGTACTAAAGACCAAAGGCATAAGCCATTGAGCAATCATACCATAACTAATAACATCCGTAACAAACAATTTATCCATAGAGTCGGTTGTTTTTCTTACTAATTCATATTCAATATGTCCTTCAATAATGACGGGTTCCCCTGTCACTTCATCAATAATAGTTTCACCATTTTCATCCAATTGTTCAGTTGGATCATTAATGGTGATACTATTAAAAAGTCTGCTTACATAAGGATCACTAACAGCAGAATAAATTAAACTCCATAAAAATTCATTCCGATATTCGTCTGTAATATCTTCTGTAAACAAATTTAAAATCTCCCCCTTCCGAAGAAAGGAGGAGATTAATTCATCATATGTAATAGTAGGCATTTCAAGTTACCCCCTATTCATATTTATTCTGTGTCACTATTAAAACCAGTTAGAATCGCCAAATCAGTGCCCCAAGCACCATCTAATGCTCTGATAGTAGCAATACTATCAAGTTCGCCAGTTCTAACCATATCAGCCGCAACACTCTTCATACTATCTACAACGCCAGCGGGCAACTTAGGAAGAATCGCCTGAATTTCCCGAACAGGTCTTTTAAGTAGATTCTTTAAATCCGATACAGGATAAAGATTCTCATAAAATTCTTTTAATTTAGGAAATTCATTTACAAAATCCTGATCCTCAATTACAATCATGGGATAAAAGAGCAAACTAGTACCAGCACGTACCTCTGCCACTAAATCCTGATATTCAATACCAATTGTGTCACTTTCACCCAAAAACGTGTAAATCATATTTGTTCTTTTGCCCAAAAGATGTGTTTTACCAGCAAGTACAGATTTACAAGGAATTCTATCATTAGATGCGAATTTCTTCTTTTCTACAACAGTTTCTTTTTTTATAACCTCTGGCTCAACCACAACATTTTCAGCAATTGTAGGTGCAGGTATAACCTGCGTTCTTTTAGCACTTCTAGCCATATTTTTTTTACTCCTTTTATTCCACAATATTTAATTTTATCAAGCGGGAAGATTCCACTTACCGAAGTAACGACCAAGTTGAACGCCCACGCCAAAGCCACGGGTCATTTCATACTTCATGACATCGTCCCAACGACCATTCTCTTCGCCCTTTTCAGTGACCTGATAAATCTCAGTTTCACCCTGATCGACAACCTTAACGAACTTATCTTCAATAACAGGCAGAATGAGCAGAGTTCTATCACTGAAAGCTTTACTGGTCAGAGTCTTGTCAAGATAACGCTGAGGAATTTCAACCAGTTCAGTACCCTCATAACTACCAAGCCTGCCAGTATTAGCAACACTTTCCTTCTGGGACTGTGCTCTCCAATCAACATCGGTCAGAGCGTTCAGTTTCTTCAGAGCGGTCTTTGTACCAACAATAACAGCAGGACAGCCATTAATAGTCTCAACCTCAGAGATAATCCCGTCAAAAGTATCTTTAACCAAAGTGTTATTACCAATCAGAGTAGGAGAAGCGGGAAGCTTGCTAGAAGCGTTAGTAAATGCCGCATAAATCTGATTAATCAGTTCATTCTGGAATGCCTTTGCAACAGCGTTCACCAGAGCAGCCCAGTCATCCTGACCGACAAGATAACGGTCAATCTGAGCACCAACAGCTGCGCCATAAACTTCCTGTTTAACAGTAAATCTTTCGCCTCTGCCCAGTCTCTGAAGCACGAAATCATGATGCTGACCAGAAACCTTTGCAACACTCAAAAGAGTATCGTCAGCAGTTGTAAACTCAATAATGTCATCATTAGCGATAGAACGTCTATCAACATACTGCATGAAGAAATCATTCTCACGAAGTCCTTCTTCAATCTTCAGGTCAACGACTTCCTCAATAACTTCGAAGAGTTCTTCACCATGCTTGCGCATTGCACGATGCAGGGTACGCTTTGTAGGCTTCTCTTCATGAATATCAAGAATCTGAAAAACAAGCTTTCTCAGCTTATCATTAGCTTCCTGTTTACCAATGACCTTGCCATCATCAACGATATCATTGCCCATAGCAAGATCAAACATCAGATTGCGTACAGACTCATAAGGAGTCTCCGCAAAGATATTTCTAAGATGTTCAGTAGAAAATACTTTAATCATATCGCTTTATCCTCCTTTCTATAGTCTATTACGATGCAACGACATACTTGCCGCTTGCAAAAGAAACTGCCTTGCCAACAACGGGAGTGCCTTGGAAACCTTCAGCGGACATCTCAAAGATATCGCCCTTCACCAGAGAATAGCCCTTAACAACATCACCAGTCTTATTCACCCATGCTTTAGGATTCTGAGTTTGAGGAATGTCATAAGGAGTAATCTCAGGCATAAGAATCCACAGTGCTTCCGTAGCAGCCGTAACCTCAACATACCAATTGCCATTAGCCGCTTGCTCAACAATCTTTCCTGCAAAAGTAGGAGCAGTAGTCTCTTTATAAGTACCAAGCTTAATATAATCGCCACGACCAACCAGTTCACCATTATCATGGTCAGCGGTCAGTTCGATATCAAAAATGTGTCCACCACCATTAGCTGCAAGCAGTCTGGAAGGGAACGCTTCGTTATGGGTAAAAACAAAAGCAATATCAATCATAACGTTTATCTCCTTTCTATAAAATTATTTTAAATTAATCAAAGATATTTCCATATCTCTTGTTTTCAGTAGATTTTCCTTCTGGAACTCTAAACAAAGAAAATCTATGTTGATTAGTGTCTTTAGCTACATGTGTTTTCTTGCTATTAGATTTAGCAAAAGAGAGCAGAAGAGCATCGCATTTATTTTGAACTTCATCAACAGAATATTCTGCTATATGTTCTTTAATTTCTGCGAATTCAGCAGAACCAGAAATGGCACTCCAGTCATCGGAATTAATTATATCTTCTTTACGAGAATCTTCTTCAGCTTTTTGGTATTTAGCAAGTTCCTCCGACATAGCGGAATATTTAGAACGAATATTTTCAATTTCATTTTCTTCCGTATCTGTCACATAAATGGCATGAACAGGAACTCTATCACCTTTTAAAGAAAATACACCAGCACGTTCACTATAAGACTGACGATAAGCAGAACCAGCCCAACAATCCACCATTACAAGTTCTTTATCATAAACAAGAACATTATAATAGGCATTATCAGCTTCAGAATAAGTATCATTTACTAATGTTGCAAGAGCATAAATTTTATCATTTAAAGATACTGCAAATTCTTTTCCATTAATGCTATAAACAATAGAATTTTCAATCTTTTTAACTGGCTCATCATCTTGTATTGTATCGTCAGATTCGGATTCAGGTTCATTTTCTACTGGTTCAGGTTCCGTTTCCCCATCTGTTCCGTCACCTTCAGCACCCTCATCTTCAGATTCAGGATTTTCATCTTCAAAATTCGATTCAGGAGTAGGATCAGCTTCAGCGTTACCAAACATCTCTTCGAATTTAGCTTTCAGCTCTTCATCTGTCAGATTTTCATGCTCAAATGTGACATCTTCAGCAGTTATATTATACTGCTCCAAAAGTTGCTCAAATAAGCCCATATTATCTT